ACCACAAGAAATTTTCACGCTTGAAGATGTGAATCATGTTGAGAAATTCCAAGAGGGCAAACGTGTCATGATTCAAGTAAATGAAGCATTCACTTATCAAGGTGAAACGCTTGAACAACTAGCAACACTTGAACAAAACGGCAAGCTAGGCATCTGGAAGTGGGAAGCACCTAAAGAGACAAAATCAAGCGATAACGTTTAGGCCATGGAGTTATAATGCCGAATGACATCGAGCTAAGGATTTTAAATGATCATCTTCAATCATTGTTTAAAAGTCCTTATATTCAGATCTTGCTTTGGTTAGTCTTCTTTGACGTTTTGTCAGGATACATCAAAGCCTTTAAATTAAAGAAATTTGACAGTAAAACAAGCACTAATGGCTTGCTACGTCATTTCTTAGTAGTTGCTGTAGTGATGGTTATTGCGTTATATGCACGCGCGCTTGGCCATCGTGAGATTGGAATCACAGCCTGCTTATTCTTCATCATTAGTTATGTTGGTTCATTGATGGAAAATTGGGAAGCACTTGGATTGCCATTTCCAGAAGCCATGAGGCCATACATTAACCAAATGAGAAAAAATCAAGAAAACAAAATTAAAAAATTAATCGTGAAAGAGGTAGAGAAATATGATGATTAACTGGAAAGTACGAATTTTAAACAAAACATTTTGGATTACATTAGTACCAGCATTAGCTTTACTGCTACAAACATTCTTAGCTGTATTCAATATTAAATTGGAGTTAGGAGAAACAATCGATAAATTATTAGTATTTATCAATGCTCTGTTTGCAGTATTTGTAATTGTGGGTGTCGTCAATGATCCAACAACAAGCGGAGTAAGTGATAGCACTCGTGCAATGACTTACGACCGTCCGAACAATCAATAAAATTACTAGGCAGCTACAGTAGTGGCTGCCTTTTTCATTGGAGGAATTATGAAAAAAATCAAAAGGGATGTCAGTCTGACTACTAAGGTTAGAAATAACATGAACCGCATCCAGGACGAATTCTATTCTCACGATACTAATAGTGCAGTAATTGAATTAACAATGGACAGAACTGACTTAAAGAAAGTAATTGTGTTATTTCATTTCCAGCGTTCAAACAGATTTTTGGAAGTGATTGGAAATGTAACAGGAAATGTTGTAGAAGTGCCGTTTGATACTAGCTTAATTACTGTTGATGAGACAGTAACTGGATATGTATACATCGAGAAAGTAGTACAATCTGCTGATGTTTGCAAATTCTCATTTGGTGTTCGTGTATCTGAAATTGATAAACATAAAGAATTACCAGTAATCGAGAAGGATAGCAAACGAATTGTAGCAATCACTGAGATTGTAACTAAAGCAGAATTACAAGAAGCGTTAAATAATTTTCATGTAGAAGGTGGACAATATGACGATTCAGAAATTTTGAAACGTCTACAAGCACTTGAAGCTACTTCAAAATTAGACACTAGCGTATTCGCAACCAAATCAGAACTTAAAAATATTTTGTTAACTCCTGGACCAAAAGGAGACAAAGGAGACCCAGGACCTCAAGGAGCTACTGGAGAAAGAGGACCTAGAGGCGAACAAGGTTTGCAAGGACTTCCTGGTGAAAAAGGACGAGATGGAGTCCCTGGACCAAAAGGTGACACTGGACCTCGTGGAGAACGAGGAGAGCAAGGGCCTCCTGGACCTCAAGGTTTACAAGGTCCACAAGGTATCAAAGGCGAACGAGGACAAGACGGACAAGCAGGTCCAAAAGGAGAGCGTGGAGAACAAGGACAAGTCGGTCCTACTGGTCCTCAAGGTCCAATCGGATTGACTGGTCCTAAAGGAGAGAATGGTCGTGATGGTGTGGGTATTCCTCAAAAATTGAGTTTATCAGGAAATACACTCATCCTATCTGATGGTGGCGGAAGTGTTAATCTACCAACTTCAAGCGGGACAGGTACGCCAGCCAACGAGTACGAAATTCACGGGACAGGCTTTCCTGAAAGAAAAGTATCAGCGCCAGTCGGAACGACATACGTTGATACAGCGGTAACAAATGGCGCTTTAAAATGGATAAAACGCAGAGGAAACGGCAACGAGGGTTGGGAGATTTTAATCGGTGATACTGGTTGGAGAAATCTAAACATCGTTTCAAAACTTGGAGGCTCATATTTAAAGGTACGACGCAAAAACGATACAGTAACTTATCAATTCGGTGGACTCTCATGGGGTTGGTTCGGTATTGTGCGCCGTGGTGGTGCAGGCTATCAACTACAGCCGTCAGACCGCGAAAGAAATGTATTTATTTTAGGCTTAGGCGGTATTCCTGTTGGTTTTCGTTCTGAGGCGTCATTGATTGGCGGAATTTACAACGATAAAGGGACGCCTTACGGGACATGGTACCTCGGAGGCGCAGGAGATAGTAACATGTTACGTTTTCAATTTACCGACCCTGTGCCGACAGATAGAGATATTGGAGATATTCGAGTCAGCTCTATCTCGTATTTAACAAGTGAACCATGGCCAACAACATTGCCATAAGAAGGAGGAAATATAAATGGAAATTGATACAAGTAGACTAAGAACAGATTTACCACAAATTGGATATGAACCTTATCGTCAAGTTCACGCACACTCAACTGGGAATCCTAATTCCACAGTTTATAATGAAGCAGATTACCACATGCGTAGACCAGTAACTTCGGGATTCTTTTCCCATGTCGTCGGTAACGGTCGTGTGTTGCAAACGTGGTATACAAACAAGGGTGCATACGATGTTGGTGGCGGTTGGAACTACGAAGGTTATGGACATGTTGAATTGATTGAAAGTCACTCTACGATGGAAGAATTTATGACAGACTATCGATTATATGTAGAATTACTACGTAATCTAGCCGATGAAGCAGGCATTCCTAAAACGCTCGATTCAGACGATTTAGAAGGAATTAAAACACACTACTACTGCACATATCATCAACCTTATAACGAAAGCGATCACGTAGATCCATATCCATATTTAGCTAAGTGGGGCATCAGTCGTGAGCAGTTCAAACATGATATTGAACATGGCTTAGGAGAAGTTAAAGAAGGATGGCAAAAGAATGCTACTGGATGGTGGTATCAAAACAAAGACGGTAGCTATCCTAAAGATAAATGGCAATACATTAACGGTGTGTGGTATCTATTCGATGGTAGTGGCTATTGCATCTTAAACAAATGGGTTAAACGTGCGAATGCGTGGTATTGGCTTGACGGTAGCGGTGCTATGGCTACTGGATGGAAGAAGATTAACAACGAATGGTATTTCTTCAGAGCAGACGGTGAGATGGTAACAGGATGGGTTAAATACGCGGACGAATGGTACTATTTAAACACGACTAACGGCTTCATGGAATCTAATGCTTTTGTTAAAGGCAAAGATGGATGGTACTATATCAGTGAAGATGGAACTATGGCAGAAAAGCCTGAATTTACGGTTGAGCCTGATGGATTGATTACAGCTAAAGAAATGCATAAATAATATATAAAAATAAAATAATCAATAAAAAAGCCTACCTTTCGGGGTAGGCTTTATTTTTTTTGACTATCCTTTTGACCTTTTATACATCAAAAATAATACATAGTTTTCTAATTTCGCAAAAACGAAATTGTTATTATATCAACGTTTTCTGTACTTTTCGCTTGTAATATAAACAGATAGTTTTTTTATCCTCCCAAATAAATATTTCTAATCCTTTTTTCCACGAAACCTGTTATATCAACGGTTTCGTGGTTTTTTTATTTTCCGTTTTTAGTGATTGACTATCCTTTTGACCTTCTAACGACATCAATCTATCAAATTTATCAATCGTATTATCTTTTTTGTTATTAGTAACGTGTGTATAGATATTGGCAGTAGTCTGTATATCTCCATGCCCTAATCTGTCCTGTATGTCTTTTAAGTCTGCTCCAGCTTCAGCTAACAATGACGCGTGAGTGTGCCTAAATCCATGAGGAGTGATTCTAGGGAAGTTAGTGCCTTCTAGTATCTGATTCAGCCAGTACACGGCTGTATTTGACGAATAGAACGAGTTATTGCGGTTCTGAAATACATACGTTTCATTTCCGGATAATTCTTTCCACTCCTTAAGCAATCGCTCTAGGCTTCCATTTATCCGTATTGTACGCATTCCATTCTTTGTCTTGGTCTGTGATATATATTTATCTTCAAACGAGCGTGCTACCGTCTTATTTACGATTATAGAATGATTTCTAAAGTCGATATCATTCCATGTTAACGCAAATGCCTCTCCACACCGCAATCCAGTATAGCTGAGTAGATAAAAGAATGTATGCACTTCTTTATACGGTTCGATGTAATCAAGAAATTGAATTAGAGTGTCACGATCATAATATTTCAACTTATCGTCTTTAAAATCGTCAGACTTTGGCAAGTCAACTAAGCTCATAGGATTCTTTTCAATAAGATTCAACTTCTGAGCATACTTAAATATCATTTGAGCGTATATCTTATAGGACTGGGTACTCTTAGGATAGTTCATATACCATCGATTCACTTGTGCTTGGCAATCTTGAATGGTAATTGTATCGATATAGTAATCGCCAAAAGCAGGTAATATGTGTTTCTTAAAATAAGTCACAGTCGCTTGAAATGTGCTAGGTCTTACGCGTTTCTCATACGTTACTACCCATTCATTATATAGCTCTCTGTAAGTGAACTTCTGTTTAACCACCAATCCAGTATCCATCAACTCAACTTCAAGCCGTTGAAGGGCAGTAGTTGCTGCTAAGACCGATTCAAATCCACGTCTAGTAGTATACTGCTTCTTACCTGTCTTAGGATTAGTTCCACAATAGATTTTAAATTGATAATAGACTTGCCCGTCTTTCTTCTTATAAGTCTTGATTCTATCATCGATTCTTTTCCTAGCCATATCTTTACCGTCCTTTCTTAATATGGTAAAATAGGGCATAACAAATAGCCCTACATTAGGGTAAATTTTGAACTCACCACACTGTATCCGCCAAGATTGATAGTGTGGTGTTTTTTATTAGATTATCTCCCGCATCTCTTCTTTGATTCCGTACACAGATTGAAATATATCAAACGTTTCTGGAATTGCCTCATATTGTTCCTGATACAATAGCAGCATTAGTTTTGTGGCAAATATTTCTGCCTCATGTTCAAGCTTCCCCTTACCATTGTATGCAGCCGTGTAGAATCCATCTAATCCGTAATGATCCAACGCGTGTTTTAACTCATGAGCCATTACTAAATATTTAAGATTACTATCACGAATGCTATCGTTAATCCAAATCATTGGTTTATC